GCCCTTTGTTGGGCCCGCCATGAGATCTATCTCATTCCACGATTGCGTGGTACTCCGCGAGAACCGGAGAAAGGTCATGGTCGCATATCAGAGGACGCGGACTCAAGGAAACAACACCCAAGTGGATGGCTCCCATTATAAGGGACCTTCAATTGGGTGGGTGTCCGAGAAAACCACGTTCAACGGTATTAAGACCACGACCGACGTCGTCGGCAACCGAGCTGGACCTAACATGTTCAACTCGGAGTTTGTCGGCACGGTACCCAGATGGATTGACGGAGCTGGAGGCGGCCACATTTGGCACAAATGCCCTTTGTGGAACGTCTCCGGCGTCGGTCACCTTCTAAGCACAGGGACGCCTAGTTCGGCGACCAAGCAAGCTTGGGCTAACCAAATAGCTGGGGATACCCAGCCTTTGGCACCCGATGTCTCGCTTCCCACTTTTATCGGTGAGCTGCGTGAGGTACCTGCGCTAATCAAGAGCTTCGGGATTGGACACCTGAAGCGGATTTCCCAGTATAGAACCGGGGAGTCCTTTGCAGCAGAAGCTGCATCTCGCCATTTACAATGGCGTTGGGGCATTCGTCCCATGATTAGCGACCTGAAGAAAATGCTTGATTTTGTCTCAGCCGTTGATAAACGGATGGGATGGTTCAACGCATTGGCTTCAGGAGCCGGTTTGCACAGGCGCTGTCGGCTTGATGAGCAGAATGCGGAGTCTATTGGTACGACTACCACAATCTATTCATCGGGGGCCTTCATCCATGCCAAGCCTAGAACCGTCACGACCCAGAAGGTCTGGGGTTCTGCTTGGTGGAAGCTGAAGGACTTTCGGCACTTCCCCCGAACTAACGCGCAGCGGCTTCATGCTGCTAAGCGCGCAGTGTTCGGTTGGACGCCCGAAGGTTTAGTCCTTGCGGCCTGGGAACTCTTTCCCTGGTCGTGGCTGATCGATTGGTTCACTGGGTTTGGTTCATTCTTGAACTACGCCCAGGGAGCAGGATCAGTCACCGCACAGTGGTTATGCGCGATGCGTCACACCATTACATGGCGTGAGTACATCCCGTATGACCTTCCTAACTACTTGACCTTAACTGGTCGTGTAGTGGACGTTCGGGAAACCAAGCAGCGGTATCCGCTACCTGGTCCGAACCCTGTTACTATCTCGCTGTTGCCGCTATTAAGCGGCGATAAATGGTCTATCCTTGGTTCGTTGGCAGTGTCAAGGCGCTTTAAATAGCCACCTGACCGCCACAAGGAGCTCTTCATGTTCTCGGACACGATGGCCCTGACTGTTGCTGGCGTCGCCAAGACGCTAACTCGCATCAATCAGGACGGATACGGTGCGGAGTACCTTCTTCGTGAAAGTACTCTGGAATACCGCGTCAAGATCCGGCACGGAAACGCGTCGGATCCAAACAAGGTCACTCAGGACAGGCACAATGTCGAAATTACTCGACGCGTCTTCGCAACTGCGACGACGCCCGAACTTAACGACAAAGTGTACTACGTTGATCAGATTCTAGCCGGACGATCGGCAGCCGATTTGGCGAAAGCCATTTTCGACTGGTCGACCGCTTCCAGCAATGCGAATCTGCTCAAGCTTGAGGGTTGGGAGAGCTAGACGCCTCCCTCCTCGGCCACATCCTCGGATGTGTGTGACCACCATCGCTCGGGGAGCAGTGGGACATTAACAAGGGGTTTATTCCTTGCATGTCTAACCGCCACCTGAATGAGTTGCTCGACCTGTATGCGTCTATCCTCGCGGATATTTCGCATACGTTCCCACGTCTCGTGAAAGAGTGTGAGAGAGATCTCGCCCGAATTCACGAAATTGCTACCTGTCGTGGTATGTTCGGCTTCGCAGTCGATCTACCAAAACAGGGTAAACACTTTGATCGGTGTTTATCCGAAGGTAAGTACTCCCCTTCCGGCCTGCCTTTCACGGCGGGCTGGTCTGGGTCAGTAATCCCTAAGTTTCTTAGGGGGCTACTGTTACTCATCTTCGATAGCAATGGCTATCTTAAGGAGGATCCGAATGTGGAAGCTATACTATTCTGTCGTCAGGTTTACTACCTGGCTAAGAAAGTGGTGCTACCATGTTCAGATCGGGATACCCGTCGAGAAATCGACGAGTTCCTTGAGGTGGACATTCAGCTTCCTGAACCAAACGGTTTCTGGGATGCTGAAATACCACTATCGTCGGAAGCTACGAAAGCGTTTGGCTCGGGCATACAAGGCCCGCTCAAAACGTCGGTAGAGTTCCGTGATAGCCTCCTCCTTTGGCAATATCTGCAAAAGACGGCAGACATTGTCAGTACGACCCTAGGTAGGTATGATCCTACTGAATGGCCGTTCAAGCATGGTCCAGGCGCTATTGCTAGTCGAGGCGGTCGATGTAACAAGTACCATTGGTACTCGTGGCCCGATCGCCTCGATGCGCGGTTCAGCATTGCGGACTTCGGCTATTATAGCTGGAGTTCGTTTTTGCGTTCCCGCGCCATCAGCTCTGAGGAGGAGTCCTCTCGGCTGATTGCTGTCCCGAAGACGCTTGATAAGCCGCGTTTAATCGCGGCCGAACCTTCATCGCATCAGTGGTGCCAACAGAATATGTGGGCATACTTTCGCGATCGGGTCTCGTCAACCTTCCTTTCTAGCTTTGTTGATTTTCGCTCGCAAGAGCGTAATCAGCAGCTCGCTCGGTTGGCAAGCGTAACAGGTGATCTCTGTACCGTGGATCTTTCCGCGGCTAGTGATCGTGTTACGCCTGACGTTGTTGGCTACTTGTTCAGGAGAAATCCTGAGCTTTTAGCCAGTCTGGCAGCATGTAGAACACGCTTCGTGCGTGTGACACGAGACCATCTCGTGTTCACCCATAAACTGAAGAAATTCAGTACCATGGGTAGTGCCTGTACGTTCCCAGTGGAGTCTCTGGTCTTCCTGATCATATCTCTGGCGGCTACCCTCTATACGAGGCGCATGCCAGTGACGGTCAGTGCGATCAGATCTCTTGCTGGTTCCGTCTCAGTCTTTGGTGACGATTTAATCGTACCCAAGGACGCGTGGGAAACCATTGCAAAACTTCTTGAAGCATTATGCTTCAAGATCAACTCTTCCAAGACGTTCACGGTAGGCAACTTCCGTGAGTCGTGTGGAGTTGACGCTTTTCGCGGGGTATGTGTTAGCCCCGTGTACTGGCGCCGTTACTGCAACGGAACCCCAGAATCTGTCGCTTCGGCTGTTGATGTTGCAAACCACTTCTACCAGAGGTGGATGCTTGTGACATCAGCAACCGTTGAACGAACCGTCAACAAGTATGGCTATCGGCCACCTGTTGTCGACGTCAGATCTGGAGTCTTTGGTCTTAAGTCACGCACAGGTCCTTGTCTGGCGAACCTTCGTGTTCGCTACAACAAGTTCCTCCAGCGTGACGAGGTCTTCACTATGACCATCAAGAGTCAAGTGAGAAAGACCCAAGACCTAGACGACTCGTTACTACACCAGTTCTTTACTGAACTGCCAGATCCCACCGAAAGGTGGGTGTCTGGGCATGTAACGAGTACCCGGACCCTTATCAAGTCCGGATGGGTATCCGCGACCGACCTTTACGAAGGTCGGTGCGGGTAAGCGGGAACAAACTCCGAGTTGGTGCTGGGCGCGGGCTGGACATGCTTTCGGCTAAAACCGTAGCGTGTGCCTCACCG